TTCTTTCATTTTCGGAATCTAATATTTGAACAGATGCGTCATATAAAAGATCATTTAACTTAGTAGCTGTTATTCTACCATCATATGACCAATATCCCCCTCTAGGTGTGTCAATTTTTAATTCTTGTAATTGACCTTTAGCATCATAATAAGAAATAATTAAATCAGGGATTTCTTTACCATCTTTGTCTTTGCCTCCATCAAATTGATATTCTACTTTTGCACCATCACGTATAGATTTAGGTAAGTATGCCTTTAGTACTTCACTACTTACTTTTTGGAATTCTTCATCAGTTGCATCATTTTGTAGAGTATCTCTATCATTTTTATCACCTAATTTATTTCTTATAATATCTGTACCTGTTAAAGGTTGACCTTCTTGACCATCTTTTGTTCCAATAGTTAATGCAGAGGTTGATGTTTTTTCAGGTTTACCATCTTTGTAACCAATACTTGGTAGTGAAGAATAAGAAACAATATTTTCTCCTTTTGCAACTCTTCGTTTTATTGCAGCTAATTCCTTAGGTGTAATGTTTTTATCTTGTTTAGCAATTTCTATATTTAATTCTTTTTCATAATCTTCATCACCTGGTTTTAAACCTTTGTCTTTTAATACTTTTTCAGCTCTTTGTGTAGCTAAGAAAGTTCTATTTTCTTCTTCAGTAGCATCTCGACCAGCACCTCTAAATCCACCATCTTTTTCTTGTTCATAAAGATCTGCAGCTTTTTTGAAAGATTCTCCACCTTCGTTTGTAATATATCTCCACAGTCTTTGTGATTGTGTTCTTGCATCAACTACATTACCATTTTCATCATATCTGTCTACATATTCTTTAGAACCATCTTGATAAGTAATTATAATTTGTCGATCCGACCTATCTATATTATCAATTAATCGAGTTCCTTTTTGTCGTGCTAAATCATTCATAGCCGCAATTCTATCTTGAGCACTTGCTTCAAAACTTTGTTTGTCATCAGAAACTATAGCATTAACATCATCCATAAATCCTACTAACCTAGATTCATTGTCTTTTACACTTTCTGGTCTTTTATCTTCATCATCATACTTAGTCATGTCATCTATTTGATCATCTAACGCAAACCTTGCTAGTTTTCTAGCTTCTTTTTCTAACCCGCCTTTTATTTCTTTACCATTGGCATCAACTAAACTATAAACTGGTGAACCAGAAGCATAGCTTACTTTAATCATTTTTGATACATCATCACCATGTTTTTCTTTAAACTCATCTACACTCTGTGCAATGTGATACCCTTGACCTGCTAATATTTGCATTTGGTCATCATTAGTTGCGGTTAATGCATCGGCTGAAGAATCTAACCATTGATCATAAGTTCGCATACCATCTTTTCCTTGTCTGTACCTAAACCCTTCTCTTGAAAATGACTTACCAGTTTCATCAACATAGTTTCTTATTATTCTACCCATTGGTTCTACCAATTTTTTTGCTTCATCTACTAGCACTTTTTTTTCTGACTCCATGTTCATACGAAGATTTATGGCATGTGGGCTAACAACTTTATATGGTTGTTTTTTAAGATCAGGCATTTTGGTGTAAGTTCCATCTGGTGCTTGACTCATTTCAACTAACTGTAATTGTCCATTAGCTGGGTTTGTTATTAATACTTTGTTCTGTAAATTACCAAAAGATTCTAAAGATGTATTATTATATATTTCCCCCGCACTCGCTTTATCTTCATCTATTCTAGTTTTAGCATTTTGATACCACTTATCCCATTGTTTTATTGCTGTGCTATAGGAAGAATAACCTGTTTTTTGTTTCTCCATAAACAATTTAAAATCTTTCGGAGAAATCAAACCTCTTTTCATTAAATCTGCCTGTATTTGTAGATTTTTTTTTGACATATCACTAGCATTAATAATCATAGTGCCAGCATCTTGGCTTTCTACATCAGGAACTTGACTAAGATTTTCAATAGCCTCATTAGTCAATTTATCTAACTCAGCCTTTCTTGCGGTTCTTTCTGCTGCAATTGTAGTAATTCCTTTAGTGACATCTTGTGCTACTTTACCCCAGTCAACATATTGTTTTTCAGCATCTCTTTGTGTGTATAGAGAATATTTATTTGGATTTACTGCCATAGCTTATAATTATTGTACTCCTAATATTTCTTTTATTTTTGCTAATTGTGCTGGAGTTAAGTCTTTAAAATCATTTCTTTTTAACTTTCTATATGATTTATTATCATCAAATATACTATCAAAATTATCTCTTATTCTGGTTTGTATTTCATTTTGTGTTAAATCTCTATACTGATATGGATCCATATATCCTTCCTCACCAGGTTTTAATTTTAAATTATAATCATCTGGTAAATCTGTTCTGTATAAAGGCTTTCCTGCTGCATCTGTTTGTACAGTTTTCCCTTGCATACCAGCAACAACACCACTTTCTGCCAGTGTTCCTGCTTTTCTATCTGCACCCGATTGCATATAATCTGGTAAAGAACTAGCTAAGGCTGAAACCCCTGCTATACCTGATTGTACTGCACTTAAGCTAGATGCTGCAGATGCTTGATTTAAATCACCAGCTTTTGTTGTCATATCTCTAGCTTGTCCTACATCCATCCCAACAAGCTCATCTTGTATTCTATTTCTATTTTCTGCTTTTTTTAGTTCTAATGCATACAAATCTTTAGCCATTTCCAACCTTGCTTCTTCAGTTGCAGCTACTCCAAGTGCACCAACTTTCCCTACACCAGCGGCTAAAGTTCTTGCATCAGCTCCTTGTAAAGAATCCAATGCTTGTCTTTGTTGAGCTACATTAGATCTAAATGCTTTATCATATGATTCGGTTGGAAGTTGAATGTTTTCGAACTCATCTTTCATCATTCTATTTCTTGCTTCTTGCATAAGCCTCTTTGAATCAGCTTCTGCTTGAGATGCTGCTCTACGTTGTTTTGCAGATTGACCTAAACCGATACCCATACCTGCTAAACCTGTGGCTGCTGCTATACTTCCTACTATTATTGCTGCTGCTCCTGCCATGTTATTTTGTTTTTAATATATTAATAATTTCCTTATAATCCATTGTATATACATCCGCCTCTGCTTCTTCAAAAGTTTGTGCATCAGTTTTATACACACAACACCATTCAGAATCTTCATGCATATATAATACACGTTGAGTTCCTATTTGTGTAAATATCTTATGTGGTGCCTCTATTGTAACCACTTCACCTTCATCTGTAAGATAAGATAATTTACCTTTCAATAAAAAAGAAGGATGTTGTTGTTTATGTATCATACTTACTACTATACTACCTTTCGGCATAAATATTTCTCTGGTATATAAACCACCTTCTAAATGTTGTTTTAGAGGAGCTATTTCTTGAAACTCTGTTGATTGTGGGCTACCACATTCATGTTTAATTCCACCTGCCTCTATAATTTTATCATGAAATGCAGAAATCTTTTGCCATAAATTTCCTCGTTCTAACGAAATAGAACCTAATACGTTATTAGCAACTGCAAACTCATTTGTATACATTACTCACAAAGATAACAAATTCTAAGGATAACTTTTCATAACACTACTACCCACAGAAAAAAGCTCTACAGCCTCGGTATCATCATTTGTCAAAGTAAATTCCATATAATATCCTCTAGCCCCTTCTGACTCGGCTATGCTATTTTTATAATATAGTATAAAGAACCCTGTTTGTGGAACTGTGGCTTCCTACAGCTGAAGCATCTATAGTGATTGTTTTGCTTGTTGTTGATAGTATAGGTCCAGCTATAACAGGATTGGTTTGACCACTCCCTATATCTAAACTATATATGGTATCACCTATACTTACGATATTGCCTATTGGTTTGTTGAAAGTAATAACAGTTGCATTTGCTGGTCCAGTAACTCCTGTGCATGTAGCTATACCATTAGCAGATCTTAACTTCCAATCTACTGTACCCGCATTACTTCTTATATAAGAATACCATTCGCCCTCCTTTTGTTCAAAGTAAGTTTCTAGCATAGAACCTGTGTTTAAATCTGTGTTGAGAGCTGTAACTGCCCATCTATGTGAGCTTTCATAAGACATTGTTTTAAATAACTTAATACTTAGGGTAGGCTCTGGATTAAACACACTAGTCATTGTAGATATTCCTTGCACACCATAATAGTTATTTCTCAGAGAATTGGTATTATGTCTCCATAAATTACCGCCTTGAAATGTATATAAATACCCATTCATACCTTGAATGTACTCAGGATAATATGTATAAAAAGATGGCCACCCTGGGCTTCTTTTGTCATCACTATATGTTAATGTTTCTGCTGCCATACTATTGAGGTATACAATTTGTGTCGCTTGTTACAACTCCACTTGAGTTTACAATTATATAATAATTTGTTAGTCCTACACTGTAAAGATAATAATATCCTGCACCTAATGTTGTAGTACATCCGATAGCACTATACACTGTATCACCTGTTACTGGGTAACTGCCACTACCATTGTGATAGTAATTTTGATTAGCCACAGGAGAAGCACCTGGACCACATATCTGATTAAAGTTTGAAACTTGACTACTTACATACATTGTACATGTTTGACAATTACCAACTGACAATACTACTCCACTACCACCTGTAATTCGCATATATTGTCCTCCACCAGCAGTATCTATTAATCTATATCCATCACCTACCGTAGTAGACTTACATGCATCTGTGTATACTGTATCACTAGCTACAGGTAATGTTCCTGATCCGTCATGATATAAAGTTACTGTTAGTGATAAAGCACATACAGCCGCAGGATCTGCATTACTAGTACTTGCGCTAAATGATGTGCCTAAACTAAAGTTTGATGGTCCTGACACTTCTCCAGTCGTAGAATCTATCACTTCTATATATTGTGTATTGCTTGTTTTATAAAAACCAGCACCTAATGGATTATTTCCTGCAGAGTCTGAATAAGCATTCTCACCTGTAACTGGTACAATACCATTACCACTATGGAAATAAACTTGATCTATGCTATCATTACATGCTAATAAAGCGGTTGTATTAGTATCAGAACTATTAAATGCATTATATGTAGGGCAAGTCGTTACAGCAGTAACTACACCGCTTACTACTTGAGCTACAGTTGTTGATGATAATTTATAAAAACCATCTGTTAATGCAGTTGCCCCTGTGCTATTTGAAAAAACAAAATTACCTACTTGAGGCACAGTATTACTATCAGCAACAGGTGCATTACTACCTGTAGTAGATGAGTTTTGTGCAAAATAATATGTCTGATCTTGAGCAGCTCCACAAGCTAATGCATCCGTAGTTTGAACTGTATTAGTAGTAAATGATGGTAATGCAGTAGGACAAAATGCTTTAAACTTAAATGCTGTACTTGTACAAACTCCAACTAACTGTAATCTTAATGTAGCGGGAGTTGCATTTGGTTTAGGAATTACCATAGTATAATAAATATTACCAGTAGCATTTAAATTAACTGTTCCTGAAGCTGGAATATTTATAGTAGTTGATGTTCCTTGGTCTACAAAAGTACCACCATCATATACAAAATTATTTACTGTAAATGAATTTCCTTGTAAATCACTTGCAGTACAGCCAGATGTTGGTGTACCTACAAAATTTATTTCACCTGCAGTGGCTTGTTCTAAACCATGATTGTTTGTTGTTAAAGTATTATAAGGAGATGAATCATATGTTGCTAAAATACCATCTGGTATATTATAAGGTTGAAAAAACACCACTATAGCTCCTACATCAGTATTACCCGTATCTACATCAATTATATAACTACCTACATTACCACTACCTTCAATATTATTACCACAAGGTACTGGACATTCACAATTTGCAGCAGTACCTAGCACACCACCTGTTTGTTGTCTATACGTGTTAGCATCTTCTGTAGTCAATTGACTATCACTCCATACAGCAGTTGCTGTTGCAAATGTTGAAGTGTCAATAAAGTATGTAGTGTTTGAAGCCATTGTTTAGCAAGTTAATAAATTTTCTACTCTACCTGAGCTGTTAACATATATTACTGAATCAGATGTAGCACCATCTAATTTTATATATCCTGCACCAATCAGTGTATCTGGTCCTGTCATTGAATATATAAAGTCACCCACTGCAGGAAGTGTACCAGATCCATTATGGTAAAATTGTGAACCAAAACTAGAAGCACATGCTTCTGATCTTGTCGAATATTGAGCAGAACCATTAAATGAAGTATAACCACAACCTGAACAACATATGTCAGTTGCACTTGTTGTGCTATAACATAAAGGTATAGCTGTACCACATGGTGCACAAGTTGTGCTTGGTAATAAAGCTCCTGCCGATTGCTCTCTTACAACCCCACCTGTTTGATAAAATTGATTAGGGGCTTTAGTGTGTAAGCTAGTGTCAGTCCAAACTGCTGTAGCTGTGGCAAAACTATCTGTGTCTATATAATAACTAACTGTATTTCCTGAACAACATGCAATTACATCTGTTGAACCATCTCTTAAGTTTACATTAGTTACATTTCTATAATCCCATACCATATATAAATACTTATCAGTCGTTGGATTATTATTAGTGTAAGTAAATGATGCTTGATATAATCCAGTAGATGGATTAGTTATTGGTGTCACATTAGTTGCTGCAGCATCTATAGTAGACCATGAACCTGCATCATACTCAGTTGAACTTATTAAATATTTGAATTTATCTACAGTAGCATCAAAGACAAAATCATCAAAATCTTTTTTGTTTGATTGCATGGTTATAGTAGCTCCACTTACAGGCATTATACCGATTGATGTTTGACCAGTGGTAGAAATAAAACTTTCTACAGGATCAGCCGATGTAAATTGCACTAATTCACTGGAAACTGGACTAGTTTGAGTTCCTTTATTCCAAAAATATTGATTGTGTATAAATTTACCATCATCTACAGGTGAACCTAAAGTCATTTGTACCACTATAATTTCATTAGTCACTGGGCATTCTGGTGTTATATCAAATGAAGCAGTGCCACTAGGAGTTATAGTTACTGTGGCATTAGATGGACTTGCTTTCGTTTTGTCAAAAGTTACAGAACCACTACCTGTAATAGATTGATTTATAACTGTAGCACTATCCCATACAACATTTAGTGTAACTGTTCCTGTTATATTATAATCAAAACTAACTGTACCTTGTGATACTCCAAAGTCTATTGTATAAGATGAAGCATTAGTTACACTTTGTCTTGATATTAAAGTTCCACATGATAAAGGCACTACAGCACTAGGTATATCAGTTACACTAGATGATAATACATACTCATTCATATAAGGATCAAAACCACCTAGTTTTTGTTTATTAAAGTTTTGAGTAAACAAATCTCTGAAATAAGATCTCATACCTTGTTCTGATATAACTATTAAAGCTTGTTGTCTACCTTGTCCTTTTAATTGTATTACTGCATTTCTTTTCGCATCGGTAAAATACATTGAGTCACCATGTGCAGCAAAACTTTCAGGGTTTTTACTTATGCCATATTCTTCTATTCTTGCTATTTGTTGACCTAAAACTAATGGTGTTGAGGTAATAGCACCACCACCCGCTGGTGTAGATAATAAATCTTTACCTGCTAATACATAAGATATTTTGTCTTCTTGCAAACACATAATATCTGTTTCTCTACCATGTAACACTTGTATAGGCCCATAGCTTACTTCACAGTCTTTAAAATTTGCTAATCCTAAGTTAAACTCATTTAATCTATTTACATTTGTTTCTTCACTGTATAAACCACTATATGTTAGACCAGCAAATCTATCAGCTTCTTTATAATCAACATCAGAAACTGATGTTACTCTTTGCCCTAAAGTAAATGATTGACCTACTAGAGAGTCTTCTACTTTAAAACTTTCTACTCCATTACCAAATGCAAAACAATCAAAAAACCCTAATGTACTTATAGCAGGTAATGTGCTTGATTGATTTTGAGTTGTACCCATATGAAACCCACCATTTATATCATAACAAGTATCATCTTCATAATAAATATCATTATCAACATCTACTGGTATTGATTCAAATGTAATTATAGAATTAGCAATTTGTACTGATATCCTACCTTTTAATCTTGATGGATGTCCACCAACACCTTGAGTACCACTTTTTATAAACAAGTATAAAAAATTTGATTGAGATGTTCCAGTAGAAGGAGCTCCTCCAGCATTTGTTCTATATTCATACCTGTTTCTACCTTCATTTGATCCGATATTTGAATCATCTCCTAGTTGAGGTAAAGGTTGAGTGTTAAAGAATATATTTTGATTTGCTCCTGAGTCATCTGTACTTGTGTCGCTACCTCCTGTAAAATCTATACCTTCACCTACAGTAAATTCATATAAATTAGTATAATCATTTGATGCAGCAAAGGTTTTATTATAGTTATATATTCTAGAACCTACTCTTGTGTTTCTTTCACTTCTAAAAAATTCTAAATCAAAAGTTACTAAACTACCCTCCGGTATTACTAAGTTTACATCATCTGTAGTTTTGTCTCTAAAACATGGTATAAGTATAGAAGGATAGTTTCTTCTCGATTCATCTTTTTGTAAACCTGAGCTCCATGCAGTTGTATCCTCTGAGATATCTACATTAAAGTTTGTAGGCTTTAACTCCATATACAATCCAGCTAATTCAGCAATATATGGTGGGTTACCCCCACTTTCAACATTAGCAGCGGGTGTTAAAAAGTTTTGCTCTCTAGCCTCTACACTTAAAACCTCTTGAGTTTGGTAACTTGTTAAGGCACCAAATGTATCTGTTTTAACCCTTAATATATCGCCTGTTTTAACTTTAGTTTGGTTCTGACCTTCTAACTTAAAATGTACTGTATTAGTGGTAGTATCTTCATAATAGAAATTACTATATATAGTTTCGTATGGTCCTTCAGCTCTTTTGACTACAAATTTATATTTAGATGCCCAATAAGGGGGTTTTTGTGTTATAGGTATAGTAGCAATTATTTTATTAGTTTTATCTGAAGTAGAAGCAGGTGTAAATATTGTATTATCTGGTGATACTAAAGCAGTTGAACTTCTTAAGTACTCATCCATATAAACTATACCAACTTCATAATTTCTGTTACTGTGTAAACTTTTAGTATTACCATTACCTAAAAACAACACTTCCGCAGTAGTAAATTTATAATACTCATACAATGGAGCCGCTGCACTACCTTGTGTGTCGAGAAACTTCATTGCAGGAATTATAAATACAACGGTATCTAAACCAGGAGCTGCACTTATTTGTATTCCTTCATTTAAATTAGTTATACCACTTTCATTCTTTGTCCAAGTAATGTTAGAATCACTGTCTGTTTTGTTAGTTACAGCACAATTAAATGCATCTGTAAGGCTAGTTCCTGAACATGCACTAGCTACAGGATTAAAATAAGCAGGTTCACTACCTATTCTTGTTTTACTTGTTTTAAATTCAGTGCTAGTAACCATTTCATATACACTACTATAATCTCTCGGTAAAGTAAATATTGTAGTTATTGTGGTTGAAACTTGTTGAGTAGAAACTGTACCACTATTACCTGTAAATTGAGCATGAGTAAAAGTAAAGTCAAAATCAAGTATAGCTCCACTCTTGAGTTTGTTTTTTATATCTGCAAAATTAAAAGATACAGATGCATCTGATATTGTTGTAGTTCCAGCACCACTATCTATTGTATAATTAACTGTAGATTTAACAGGTGCAAAATCATCGGTTTCAATATTAGTTGTAGATAATGCAGTTTCAAAAGTCATTTGACAATTATTACCGTCACTATCTACCATATTATATCCATCAACATAGTTACCATATACCAACCTATTACCCATAAGGGTTTGTGATTTTGCAAACCTTGGTACATTATCATACAATCTTAATAATTCAGCTTCAGGAAGTATTGTATATATTTTACTATTACTAAATGTTTGTGTCTGTATACTATTGTCCGGCCAACCAAAATTTGATTTATCAAACTTTTCTATAACATTTAATACATTTGAGTCTGCAAATTTAAATATCAAATCTACTCCTACTACATTCGAACCTCCTGTGTTAAAACTTATTTCAACTGCATTATATATGTTTTTCATACCACTATTTAAATTAGTGGCAATATCTAATCTAAATACACCAGGAGTAAATGCTATATCCGTAAATTGAGATAGTGCACTATACTCATCATCTTTGTACTTATATCTATAAGCAAAAGAAATCATTCTTGTTTCTAAATAATTTGCTTCAGTCGCCTGTTGTATTAAGTTAAATGTAGGGGCTGCTAAAGGTGGTTTTACTATAACATTTAAGTCTTCATCTGTTATTACATCCGCACCACTTGAAGGTCCAGGATAAGTTCTTGTTACATTAATTTTTCTTGGTGGATTAATATCATCTGTAAAAAATAATAAATCACCTATTTTATTTACACTATTAATTAGATACTTTTCATTAAAATTTAAAACAGAAACGGAAATAACATGATATGTTATTAATTCATTCTTAGTATCAAAAGATACAATCATATCTACTGTAGTAGATGTAACAAACCAATATATAGTTTCATTTGCACCATCTTCATATGCACCGATACATTTAGCTCCAGTTAAGTCTGAACCACCATATTGTAATGTAGTAAGTTGAGTATTACCTTTAGAGTTTTCTACTGCACCTATTTCAGTAGTCTCTGTTGATCCTAATCTAACATTGATAGCATTTATGTACTCACCAGGTGGAAGAAGTCTTTCATCCACGCTTTTGTTCATTCTACCGCGTACAAAGTTTGTTGTTACTATAGGCATTTTTACTTAATCCATTTAGCCTGACCTCTTAAATTCATTAATAATCGACCAGGGTGTATATTACTTAATCTAATTTTTGCGTTTCTTAATAAAGAAGACTTATCTTTTCTAGCTCTGTTGACAATATATTCTTGTACTCCTAATTTACCATTAAGTATAGAGTATTTAATATAAGCATAAATAAATTCTTCAAATAGTTTATTTACACTAATGTCTGCATCATTACCTCGTTCCATTCCATCAGAAACATATTCTAATACAATAGACTGTCCAGACGCAATAGAGCTAAAATTAATTACTCCTCTTTGCTTATCAATAGAAAAAGTAGGATTAGTATTAGCAGTTTCTGTATTCAATCCAAAATGTCCACCTATAGCAAAATCAAAATACCATAAACCATCTACACAATATCCCTCACATCCATCATAAGGACTTTCGTTGTTTAAATAAATAGTTTTCTTTGATAAATCTAGTGGTGAGTCTTGTGGTTTTAAAACATTACCATTTTGATCAAATAATATATTGTTTTGATTGTCTTGCAAATAAGTAGTTGCCCACTGGGTTTGAATATTTTCTGTTAATGGAAACAACACCCCATTTTGAAACATAGAAACTCTGACCCAATTTACATAATCATGAGGTAATACAAATAATAATGATTCATCTAATGACAATTGTAATATTTTTATTTCCTTCATAGCATCATAATTCAACTCTTGAATTCCTCTTTTTGCATGAAATAATATTTTATATCTACTTACATTGTTTACTAACTCATTATTGCCTTGATACATTAACATAAAGTTATTAACAATGTCATTTAAGGAAACATATTGATATGAACCCCAATTTTTACTTTTTGGTGATGCTCCTGCATTTGCATAATATTGATAATCTGTTATATAAGCCATATTCTATACTTGTATTTGATTGTCTTCTACAATTTCACTTTTACCAAACTCATAAACATCTGATTCTCTAATTTCTATACCTACATATTGACATATTTTTGCTACAATGCCAGGTTCATCAGACAATGGTAATTCAAAGTCTTGATAATCTGCTTGACCTGAATCAAACTCTGGACTACCAGATGTACCTCCTACAGTTTGATAAGTCCATTTAGGTGGTAAAGGATATCTAATGTAATCAGTAATTACTGATCCTGCTGAAGTAATTGTTTCTGGATAAACTGTTATGGTATTTCCTAATTGACCAGTAGCAGTGTCACTGGAACCTGTTATTCCACTTGTAGCCCCACCTAATACATATGCAGGAAACCCTGTTGTTGGTGCAGTTAATGGTGAATTATTTAAATAAAATATTTTGTTTTGATTTACTCTTTCTACCTCTACAATATTAGTGGTATTATATATAGAATAAGTATTACCACCCGCACCACCTATTGGAAATATATTAGTACTTAAAGTTAATTGTGTATTGCTATCAATACTTACAACAAATGCACTAAAACCAGCATAATCGCTGTTAGCTTGTGTATTAGTTACTATTTGTCCTACTTTTATTACTCCACTTGTAGAAAACTGTGCACCAGAATCTGTTAATCTATTAGATACACCTGCGGCAGTTGTAAAACCACTATCAACAAAGTTAGGGTAATAATTTACCTTATTTATATAATAGTAATCTGCCGGTAAATTAAACATATTGTTAGCTTGTTTAATTAATCCTTTAGTAGCAGAAAAACTATCAATAACTTCTACTAGACTTTTAACTATATCTGCATAACCAGTACCAGAAACTCTTTGATTTTGTTTGTTTATCCAACTATTATATTGATAAAAATAATCTTCAAATAAATCCATTTGTGCTTGTTGCGCGTACAAATTAAAGTCCTGTGGAGAAATATATCCATAGTTATTTTTGTTTGCTATTGCTTGTACAGTCTTTCTAACTGAGTTAATCATGCTAGTTCTTTTTACAAATATAAGCAAAAAAAAAAGAGGCTTAATTGTTTAAGCCCCCTTCTTAATTTCCATGTAACAGATTAGACTATGCCCATGCTTTTTCAACTTGAGCTACTAATGTAATAGGATACTTTGGTTCTAATACAAAAATTGGTCTATTCCAACTTGTAGATAATGCATCAGAAATTGCTTCAACAATACTGTTGATTTGCTCTTTCTTTTTAGCTGCATCATCTGCTGTTGAAGCAGTTAATGTTACACCAATTACTTCACTAGCTCCAGTTGCTGTATGTCCGACTATATCATATAGTATATCTACAGCTCCAGTAGCAGAACCTTGCTCTACAGTTAAAATGTTATTAACTTTGATAAGGTAGTCTTGATCACTTACAGTTACTTTTAAAAATTTTTCCATATCTTATAAATTTATGGGGTTAAACAATTAAACAAAGATAATTATTTTATTCACCTTTTTTTAAGCGATTTTTTAGTAGCTTATAAATTTCTACACCATCATCAGTTTGAAAGAAAGATGCTACCATCCAATCTGGATCTTCTCCAAATGGAACAGATAGTAATCTTTTTTTATTGTTGGGTAGGTTATAATAAACTTCTTTATCACCATTCCTTTTTTGTAAAAACCCTGCTTTAAATATTTGATATACATCATCTTGTAACTGAAGCATAGGATCATTTATAGTGTTTATAAAATCTTCTGGTTGGTTTTTAGAATAAACTAGTAAATCTCTTTTTATTTCTGGAATTGTCATATTATCAACAACATTTCCCATTAAAACTCTTGATACTTGTATCATTTTTTGTGTATCAGAAGACAATTCTTTAGCCATAATTTGAGCTTCTAAAACACTCTCAACATCTGCAAGTTCATTTAATGCGTCTTGTTCTTTGTTTACTTCAACAAATATTTTACCATTACCTGGATGGTAATGTAAAAATTGTTGTAGTATTTGATTTTCCTTTTGAGCCACTAACATACCATCATCAAAAACTATAGGTTCTAATATAGCATTACCATCTTGCTCATCCTCAAATGGGCTTCGTTGGTTTCTTGCATATCTAAGTGGTCTGTTAATTCCTTGGTCTTCATCAAAATATAACAAAGGTGACCTTTGTGAGTGTCTTGAAGATAACATGTAGGAGAGAGGGGCTTTGCCACCTAAAAGTTTATATACTTTAGTGACATATTTTGCTTTTTTTTTCATTGTATTTGATTTAATTAAATTTTAGTAAATAAAATATTACCCCCACCGAAGTGAGGGTAAGATTTATAATAATATTAGTCCTTAAAGATAAAGAAGTTGTTTGCACCTAAAGTACATACAGCTCTTTCACTTAAGAAGTTAACTTCCATCTTGTCGATATTAGATGTTCTTGCACCACCAGCTGAACCAGTTATCCAATTTTAGCATTCTTTCCTAAGATTTGGTCATATACAGTAGTTGAACCAGCTGGAACTAATAGTCCATTAACTGCTCCACCAACTAAACCACCTCTCATTGTAGGATCGTTTAGATATTTCCAGTCAGACTTATAAAAGTCATAACCTCTTCTAAATCCTGTAAATCCAAGATTTAAAGCCATATCTTTATCATTATCAAATAGACCATATGAAGTACCACCACCCCCGTAAGAGTTTTGTTGTGCTAACATATCATCAATGTCAAATGAGAAATTTCTATTTAAGAAAATAACATTTTCTTC